GGCGGATACTGGTAACTACTTCGCCCTCTGGCACACGCGACACGTCAATACCCACCTGTGGCTGGGCGCCAATTGCCATGTTATTGATTAGCGCTCTGGCCGTAGCGTTGGCCGCATCCTGAATATCGGAAATGAGCTCTGACAGCGCTTCGCCGTAAAACGAGTTAGGTACCGAGCGAAAATTTGCAGCGTAATAACCTGGATTACCGGTTGGATCCGGATTGATTTTAGCTTTAATGGTGTAGTTGCCAATGACTATGACTGACACCGGGTATTCTTTGAATGGATCCGGTATTTCATACTCAATACCCCAATCAATCAGCATTTTCCCCTGTATGAATCCGGTTAGTTCAAGTCCGTCAATCAACTCATAGGCTCCGCCTGCCAGTGCATAGTTGCGACCTTCCAGCGTTTCACGCTCACTCGTATCAAACGCCCATTCACGCAGGCCACCATTGCGGTACTGATTTAACGCCAGGATAATGCCAGCGTCATTGTAGCCTTTGACACCGCGCATTGATTCCAGGTCGGTTGCAGTAAATCTGCGGTGTTCAATGTGCCAGTTATCACCAATCCGTGTCATCGATGGACTGGGATAGAAATCAAACGGCGATACCCGGCGAAATTTGCGCGAAATATTGTCGGTTATTTTGGGTAGATAGCTGCCGTCCTGCCCCTGAACCCACTTAACTGAGCGTTCACGCTTGTATATTGGTCCTTTTAAAATGGCGACAGGGTAAGTGCAAAGGTCATCGAGAAACGCTTCAAACTCCCTTCGGTAATTACCTTCGGCCAGAATGTCTTCAATCTGATCGCCCATGCGCTCCATGCGCTGTTCAGCTTCCTGCATGATCTCGTCTTTAATGCGCTGCTCATGCTTTTCAAGTAGCGCTTCAACGTTTTCAGGTGGCAGGCCGGTTTGCATCGCGGCTTGTATGGCCGTACTGATCATGGCCTGCTGTATTTCTGGCGGCAACTCAGGTACCGGCGTTGGCTCTACGTCAAACGGTCGACCATTAGAACCCGCATACAGATCAGATAACCACGATTTAGCGGCGTTGATCTTGGTACCGGTGATATTCATGTAAATATCAGCACCGCCCTGCTCCTTAATTTTTTTCATCTTTTCGTCTGAATACTGCCCTTTTCGCCGGCGCAGACAATCAGTAAGGCGATCAGAGTGTGTCGAGCGGTGAGATTTAGCGATGGACCAGCATTTGTGAACGTGCGCCGCCAGGTTATCGATAATCTTGGGCTTAAAAGCCTGCTCACGCTGAGCATCCAGCGCCAAATCTTTATCGCGCTTCTCACTTTCCAGTTGCGGCGCAGATTTCATTTGCAACAAACCGCCCATTACGTCCACCCCTGCGAGTCTTCAACGACCATTTCCACATTGTAATTCGTGAAACTATTCATTCGTTCTCTTATCTTGTTGAGTGCAACCGCAAATGTTCTAAACGCATCAGATGGGTGGCTGGCCTCATCGTGGCATGGGTTCGATTTCCAAACGCCGTTTTTATCATCCCACTCCTTGCGATACGCTGAGAGCCCGGAAAAACCTTTTTCTGTGCGAGATTCATCAAACCAGCACAGCGGCAACACAGCCCTGACCGCTTCAATACCGTCTGCAATAGTGAGTTTGTCGGCCACTTCAAAATTGATACCCAACGCGGCAGCTTGCTCTATCCGGGTTAACCCTGAGCCAAACTCTTTTACGCCAATATCATGCGGACCAACGTGCATGCCGTAGTTGTAATGGAGTGTGTCGGCCTTTTCCTGCAGGATTGACTTGTAGAATGGCAGGCCTTCGCCGTTATTTTCGTAGTAATCGATAACGCGATACTCACGGCCAACCTGCTGGATAAACCAGATGCAGGTCATATCAGATACACCGAGATCCCAAAACGTGTGAACGGTGGCGCTTGTTTCGTGCGGTACCCGAGTTAAACGGCCAGAGGCATAAATGTTTTCTATTTGACGCTTGTAGTACGCGCCTTCGATGGACTGTTCAAACGCTTCTTCCGGTGTGGCCGGATATTCGCGCTTAATGTCAGAGCCGAGTGATTTTTCTTTTTTGCTGTACCAGGCTATCTGGCCATTACTGAGCCGAATGCCATATTTTTTATCCAGGCTATCCGCGTACTCAATGAGCCGCATGGGCACAACGGCGTCTTCGTATAACTGATAATCCGGATTCTCGTGCCAAGGGAAGAAAAACAATTCCCAGTCCATCTGACCAGCCTCGATACCTTTACGCTGCCGGTTTAGCGCCTCCTGGCAATAATCGTAAAAATACCCCGTCTTACCCTCGGCGGTAGACTCGATAGTGATTACGCAATCTTTCGACACCGCCTCAAACGCACCGGTGACAATTTCTTTTGCTTTATGTGGGTATTTGGCGCAGATTTTCCCGAACTCGGAAATATGCAAATACGTCAGCGTGCCGCCACGGAACGAGGTGCCCACGGCAACTGATGAACCATTTTCAAATACCAATTCACCGGCCCTGGCAATCTTTGCCGGCATCATTGCGCGAAGTGTGGGCGGTAGATTGTCATACGCGAATTCAATTTTTTCGCGGAACAACCGGATTGAATCATCACGGCTGTGCGTGATAACTGCGCATTTTGTATTGTCGTTGAACAAACAGGCGTCCAACATAAATATCATTGTGAAAGTCGTGAAGCCCAACTGCCTGGCTTTCAGAATGATATTTCGGTAGTGCATGTTCTCAAAAAAGTGCGATTGCGCTTCATTGAGTTTGAACTTGATTTTTTTGCCGGATTTATCTGTTATGTAATACAGATTATTGATTCGCCAGCGCCAATCACTGAGATTCTTCTTTAACTCTTCCTCAGTCATTTTGCATCAATATCCAGATTTAAAAGTATTTACCCCGTATATTTTTTATTTTTGTGGGTAGTTATTCATTTATTTTGCATGCTTAGGCAAAACCGAGCGCTTATCGCCGCTTTCTGCTGATATTTCAGCAATCAGATTATTTACTGTGAACTCGCCTTCAAATTCACGTTTTTCCTTAAATGCCTGGATATCGATATGTTTACCAAGTAACTCAAGGTTTTTCACTTTATCCGGCCATTTAATCTTTTTGAGAATACCGGTCATTTCCTTCTCATCACCGCGCCCTTCGAACAATTCAGTTAAATCCAGGCCACTGATTGTACGCCGCCAGACCTTTGGCCACTGACTTAGCGGCTTAAACGAAGAAAGGTCATCACTTAGAATGTCGCAGACGTCCATTTCGTCGATTTCAACCAGGCGCTTTAGGACGTAATCAGCGTTAACTTCTGTTCTCTCAAGGCGTTTGTTTTGCTCTGTAGCAATAGCATTAAGCACTTCAACATTTTTCAACAATCGCTGTCCTTGGCTGTAAGCGGTTTTCTCGCTGTAGCCTGCACGAATAGCAGCCTGAGTTGCATTCATATCAACAACATATTCTTTGATGAATTTTTCTTTTTTTGTCACCTTTGCCATCAGTAACAAAACTCCGGCATTGGCTTTAATCTGGTATCGACACATAGGTCAACCAGGTCACGCTCGAGTATACGCAACTCACCAATGAGTGAGGCTGGGTAGTAATCGCCAACGAAACAATTACCTGTTGCGCAATTGCTTTTAACGACACAGACGGCGGCTGACTGAATTGAACCTGTTTTTGCTTCCTCAACTAGTGATTCCAGCATTCCCACCAATTCTTGGTTTGGGATAGGTTTTAACTCAGTCAGGCTCATTGGTTAATCTTTCTGGTTATCGCCCATCTGGCGAATAGTGATTTCGTGTAGTTCTTGTTTGCGGCGCTCGTCAGCCGCCTTGAACGCCAGGTCTTTTTGTTTGTGCAGGTAGTTAACCATCAATCCAGCCAACCCTATTAGGACACCGGCTAAAATGCCAAACTGCTGGCTGGTGACAAATCCCCACAGAGCCGTCAGTGCGCCGCTTATGTAGGTGGTTGCCGAGGCCCGGTCTATCATTGGTTTGTCGTCTTTTGGTTGTTCGTTAAACGTGTGCATGATGATTGTCAACAGGAGATGCAGTGAATACATAATGCTGTATATTCATACATACAAAATTATCAATTAGTTTAGGTCTTGCGCCAGACTTTTAGGCCAATTGCGCTTAGTACGACTGCATTCATTAGGAATGGCATATCAATACCAACATCATTTAGAGCTTTGATGGCCTGAGTGCCTGAGTCGAGTACTCGAGTATCGCCGGTAAGGACCGCATAAAGTACGCCGATGATAATTAGAACAATAGGGAATGTGATAATGATGGTTACGTACTCATCTTTCCAGCTGCCGGCCAAGCCATTTGCAAGCATTGCCTCACCTTCGGCATCAGTAAGAATGATATGCTGCTGGCCTTCTTGTTGTGACTGCTTAAGCTTTGCTATAGCCTTTTCTTTATTGGCAGTTATTTCCTGCTTTTTAGAGACAAAGCCTGATACACCCTTAACGATTGCCGTGATTGGTGATGCAAGTGTGGTTAGCCAGTTCATTCTGCCAACTCGAAATGTGGCGCATCAATAAAACTTTTCCATAGGCCACCCCAGCGAACGCTGACGCCTAACCGGTGGCCAGCTTCAAGCATGGCTGCTGCCACCTGGGCTAAGTCGCCCATATCGTAACTGGCTTTACCATCTACATAGGCAAATACGTCAACCGCGTTACCGGTTTGATGGTGTGATTTATTTTGATAACCGTCACGCTGGGACTTGTTAGCGTCATAAAGTGCTCGCTGCTGCTCCGGGGTTCGGTAACCGCCGGAGATGGGAATACCGAAATCAACCTTGGTTAATTCGATGGCGAGCTTGACTACTTCAACCAGTTTAGGGTTAACGCCATCTAAATGGCGTTTACTTCTTTCACTTAGCTGAAACATCACTTTCCTTTAGGCAATAAAAAAGCCCCGAGGCGTGAACCTTGGGGCTTTGGGTGTACTTCTGCGAGTATGGGAAAATCTTATGATAAATGCGCCTGGGAGTCAACCTTTTCGCTGGCGTTTCTCTGCCTCTTCGACAGCTAGGCCCAGCATAAAACTGGCTATGGTTTCACCGTGTTTTAAATTGCGAATAATTAGCGCTTTATCTTCAGGATGACAACGCATTTGTATAGTGGCTGTCGCTTTTTCTGATTCGGGTTTAGCCGCATGCCTGCGGCCTGCGTTGTGGTGTTGTTTGTTCATTTCACTAGAATCCAATATCGTCATTAAATTCACCATCCGTGATCGCTAATTTGTTATGAAGCCGAGCAACGCCAATATCACACGAATCCCATACCCAGCAACCTTTCGCTGACCCTGCCATACTTAATGCTGTTTTCAAGATTAATGAGGTATTCTTGACCGGCAACTCAACAATATTTTTCGCGATGGTTTCACATTGACTTGAGTTTTCTAGGCGTTTTGTGCCCGTTTTTTTACGAACACCCAACAACTTTAATACCGCTAGATCACCATTGCGGGAAATGGTGACTCGGGGAGAACCCCCGAGCCAATCCTTAGAAACCCTCATTTTTTAGCTAAAAAATCTTTGTTTACTTGTTCTGATGTTTCTGAATCAGGATGTATGCCTAGCATTGTCATCACAAAAGACGCCGCCGCCATTTCTGGCATAGCTAAAAAGTCATCAGAATCATAACCAACATTAACAATGTTTCCGCCACCAGTATAACCCGTCACAACTACGCCATTTTTCCACGCCAAATAGCGGTTTTGAAATTTAAATACAATAGTGTTGTTTGATTCAATATGATGTTGACAGTCGCCAAACTCTCCACCGGCCTTCTCGATCTTATCGCCAATCAAGAACTCAACTTCTGAGCAAAAATCGTGGTTGTCTTTTTGAAATTTAGTAAGCATTTTTAATTTCCTCTTAATCTCAGTTCCGCTGAGTCGGTATACCGTCTTGGTATGGTTTAAATATACGCCTCCTGTTATTATTTGTCAATACAAATAATAAAATAATTTCAATTTATTTTACGCCGCCTCATCATCCATGGTCGCACTAATATGGCGTAGCGCCTCGCTGTTCCACTCAAACAGCTGCTGCAGTATTGCGCTGTATGCCTCATCGATGTTTGTTGGCAGCCGGCCGTTTTTAATGCCAAGGCGGCGGCATATCTCGCGTTTACTGGTCGGTCTTATTTCCATTTCACCCGTTTCACGGTTTAACCGCATTACCGGCGAGCGGATCTCTTTAACGGCGCAATTAATTAGCCTCAACAATCCAACCTCTGGAATCTTTAAATCTGATTTTACCATTATGCTGAGTACGCCAGATTTTACGTGTACCCCTGAGTATTTATCGTCTGCGTAAAGATACCTGGCGAGGTAATACGCGTGGCGATGTAGTTTTTTGCCAGTATCTGGATTAGCCATTGCCAACATTGCGGCAACCTCCAAATTGTCAGGTGCTTGTCCACCAAAACCCATGCCGTCAATCTGTTTTGATTTCGTTGTCAATTTCGCTAACTCTTTTATTGGATGAGCCATTATTTCACCTTTAGCGCACGGCTAAGCCGCTTTCTTTTCCAGTTCCTGCCATTTACGGCGGTAATGTTTTTTAATTTCCTGTATCTGCTCTATCGTCCAGTTTGGTAATTCGTGCGGCCCTTCTAACCATTCGACTCGCTCAAGGCCTATTTTGTTGATTAGGTTTACCCGGTAAAGCACCAGATTGCCGGAGAGGTGGTTATTGCATGGGGCGCATTGTTTATGACAGTTGTCTTCTTCAAAGCGTAATTCTGGCTTTGCCCCTACTGTGAGGTAGTGACCGGCATGGTACTGGCCAGTGTGAAAGCGACCGCAAGAGATACACGGCTCTTTCGCATCCCGGAGCCTGATATACTTATTGAACTCGGACTGGGCATCACGTAAGTGCTGACCTTTTGTTTTAACCTTCTCTTTTCTCGCCTGGTGACGTTTGCGTTCAATGGTTCTTCCCTTTTTTGCTAATGGTGAAACATTGCCAGCG